TTATTGTATTCCTCGTAAAACTCCTCGATCTCTTCCAAGTGCTTCTGAGTAATGAAAGACAGCGACAGTATCCGAGAGAATACGAACCTGACCAGCGTTTTTTCTTCTTCATCAAAGAAGGAACTATCCTCTAACAGATCCGGAAACTGAAACAGCCTTTCCTGTATATCCTCCGATTGTGAAATCTTGTTGGCTACTTCGCAGAGCCAGCCAGAGAGCTTTATCCCCAGTTGCTCATTTAGCGGGCGAGGTAGTTTGTTATCTCTTCTCATAGCGCAGCCCTCCTTTCTTTTTGGTTTTGGGAAATGTAATAAGATCCATAAGCGTGTATCACAGCAATCGGAAACGAGGGGTCAGAAGTAGTACCCGCAGAAGTGGATACATGCCACTGCCCATCACGATAGGCAAGCAGGAAGTTACACGCGGTATCCTTGAGCAAACAGTGAAAACATTCCCGTGCGATGACATCCACCACCGCAGGATCGTCCGCAGGTTCGTAATCATCAGGGCTTTTTATGCAGCCCGAACTTTGAAGAAATAGCCGATCCGTGCGACCAGCTGTCCACGATATAGCCTTGGCTACATGGTGAGAGGTTTGAGGTTTTAACATAGTATAAAAAATAAAAAAGCGTGAGTAGGTGCTGTTAAAACCTCGCCGGATATATCCGCAAAATTTGCTATATATTACTATATAGCTACACCCTCACGCTGTGAGTATTCGAAAATCTTTATGTGATATGCGGACACGAAAAAGCCGCAAGGTTTTAACGCTGCAAAGGTACAACTTTTTTTGAAACCTCCAAATCTTTTTTGAAAAAAATTTTTTAATGACTAACTTTCAATGGATTTCCAATTAAATATATACAAAAATATCACAATTATTCTCTACTCTTGCTTATAATTGCAAGAATTAAAGCACCTACAAAAATCAATACTAAAGATGTATAAAAGATACTATCCATCAAATCATTTGTTTCTGAAGTCACAAAAATGAGTCTAAAAAAAAGGAAAAGTAATCCCATCATACCAATTATCAATAATAAAGTGCCCACAGCACCAAAAGGAGCCAATTTCTTATCTTGTTCTTCTTTCTTTTTCCTTCTTTCTATCCGTTCCTTCTCTTTTTCTTCTCTTATTCTAATATCTTCTTCAAGAGTATATCCATCACTAAGGATCAATTCTTTTTCTTCATCTAACAAGCTTTTCCCATTATCATCAATCACCTCTACCCCTTCTATCAGTAAGGATTTATCTTTTAAATAATTAGTTTTCATTACATAAAACTTCCTTTGTATAAAAATATCTATTGTACAACGAGATTCACTAACTTTTTTTATACGTGCTTCTACTGAATAATCTTCATTTCGCAGGTAATTTATGATTTTGGAAGAGTTCTCTTTATTGAGTTCTCCAATTTTTATAGCACCAACTTTATATACCTCTACAATCTCATTGGAAATTTTTAGAAAAACAAGTTCATATTCGTCCAAATCTTCAAGTCCTTCCTTATTTAATTTGGTCAAAGAACAAGTGATTTCAGAATCTTCTTCTACGGAGAATCCAAAAATATATTTATCATAATTGGTAATATAATCCCCTAAAAAAACAGGATCAGGCGCTACAAAATCCTTATTCTTCTTGAATACCTCTATAATAACAACCACAGCAAGCTTTATTCTTTCCTTTATATAATGCTTTTTGAGTGATGTTTTTATATAAAATTTATCAGGTTCTTTTAAATATGGTAATAGCACTTCTGCATCTTCAGAAAATAATTCTCCTATTATTCCTAAATTACTTTTTACCAAAATTTGATCATACCCATTAGAATTTACCGAATGTTCCAAATACAAGGGCTGACCAGGATACAATTTTTCTATGAAAGTTTGATACTTATCATATCCTTTTAAAGTTACATCTAGAATGGTTTCTACTTCCATGATCTATATTTATTTAGAGTTATTTTTATTAATTTTGAAGCAGTTATGTAATGCTTATCAACAATGACATAATCCGTCATAAAAGTACGAGTTTTTTTAAAACTATAAAAATTTTTTATACCATAATATAATTAGGTATCAATCGTGCATTGTCTGTTTAGACAATACATGCCCTCTTTTTTACCTATTTAGACCCCCGTGTATTGTCTGTTTAGACAATAGTTGACAAAAGGACAACTTTGGAAAAAATATTTTTCTATCCCCTAACACCTACCCCTTAACACCCAACACCTACCCCCTAACCTCTCTTAATTCTCTCTTACCTCCAATCATTTAAGAGCCTACAAACAAAGGGCTTTAAGCCTAAAACCTCTCTTAAATCTCTCTTACGCTCTCTTATCCAACCCCTAACACCTAAAAAAGCCCCCATTGCTGAGGGCTTCAGTTGTTAAATTAAATTCAGTCAATGACTACTGAATGCTGTTTGCGGCGCGGCGAATACGTTCGGATATATCCAGCAACGCCCCTTTTAGTTGTATCTTTTCTGCTTCACTAAAGCCTCCCTCTCCTCCATTGCCATCGCGACCATGGAGCTTGTTGTATATCCAAGAGGAAGACTTGTCAAAATAATCGTGTGCGATTTGTCGCCAAGAGACATCTATCGAGATGTCGTCCAATTGTTGCATCATCGTGATGCGCTCCTGTTTTTGTACTGCTATTGCCATAGTATGAATATTTGTTGAAAGTAAGCCCCCCGCAGGGGGCTTGTTGTTAGTCTCTGTCGAGTAGGTCGCCCAAAAGCTCCTGAATGTAACGAATGAGTGATTTTGATCCGTTTGGGTAAGCCTTTTTGTAATTGCGAATAGCTTGTATAAGCTCCCACTCTTTGTCTGTAAGCTCGTGGCTTTCTGTTTCTTGTTCTGTCATAAACTATCATTTAATTTAACACTGCAAAGATACTGCGAATATTCGCAATATCCAAATTTTTCCACAAGTTTTTTTACTCCCTAATGTGTTAAAGTTTCCTTAATCCCTAACCACTGACCACTGTCTTCTGTCTTCTGACTACTGAAATCAGCACGTCAAGAACGTATCCTCCCAGTCTGCGGGATTAACTACCAACGGCGCCTTGGTCTTAAAATGCACCTCCACATCCACCCCGTATAGGTGCGCTTGTGGCTCCTCGATAGGGTAAATACGCGTGAGATCCTTCTCAAAGGCACCATATAGGAAATGATCCCGCTGGTGACTATCCCATCGGATACGCGCCAAGAGCTGCAAGGCAATACGCTCCGCTTGGTCTATCTTCTCCTGCTGCCCCTCAAAATCATCGTGCGGCGCATCGGCAAAGACGATACTAAAGACGAGCTTCCGACGCCCCAAGGTGTTCAACTCGCCCCCGTCCAAGCCCAATTCATAATCATAGATCGCCAAGAATGGAGAAGCGATCCCCGCAAAGCTACTTTGCTTTTCTATAATCTCACGGGAGAAATACCCCACATGCTCCTGTATCATCACATGCTTATCGGCCAAGTGATGAAAATAATCCTTCAACTGCTTATACATCGTTTTTTTTTTATTTTTCCTCTTTTTGCTCAAAACCCCGATTTTTTTTTCCTACAAATCCTACAAAACCTACAAAAAACATAAGTTACTGAAAATCAATATAAATATTTTTCCAAAGGGGTTTTTTAGCGTTAATTTCCCTTAAATTCTTGTAGGAAAACCGCATTTCATTTTCCTACACTTTCCTACAACTTCCTCATTTTCCTACATTTCCTACGCCTTTTCCTACGCTTTTTTAGGTTTAAATAATTGATATTTAGTCACCTAACTCTTTGTAGGAAATGTAGGAAAAAAAAACAGCACTTTTTAGCGCAAAAGTGTATTTTTCAAAAAAAAATTACACTTTTCTCTCTTACACCCTCCCCCCCTCGTCCCCACCGCTGGCGCGAGCTTGCAGCTCGTGCCCCACTAACACCTAACCTCTGTCTTCTGTCCTCTGACTACTGACTTTTGACCCCTAAAAATACAGTCCCGACTTCTTAGCCACAGGCTCCCTAAGCACCAGCGGCTCTCCTTGGTAACAGGGGAACAGCCCAGGGTGTGCCTTTATATATTGTAGGAGCAAGTCCTTATATCCCTGCGCCCGCTCAAGGAATCCCTCCTTAAGGGCTTTTAGCTGGGTGTCGCTCAGCAGCATGGACTTCTGCCAAGGCAGCTGCTCCCATTGCAGTACGATTCCCGAAGTGGTATAGGTAAGCCCCTGCATGAAGACAGCATCGGCCAAGGTGTAGTAGCCTACGATCTTTTTCAGCAGCGCAAGCGCCGTCTCATCACCACGTATATCCGAGAGCACACAGGGCGACAGCTGCGGGGCTATGTACAGCTCCCATATATCCCGCATAATGGGCAACAGCCGCAGGAAGATCTCGTACGAATCCCCTATGGAATACAGCGCCGACAGCTCCCGCGGACTGCCAAAGAGCGACCCCGCCACCTCACGGGCAAAGGGCAACTCGGCCCCAAGGGAACTCGTGGCCAAGAGCGCGACAGCACCATTGAGCGCATGATCCCCTATGCGTACCGCGTTCAGCCCATAGTCTCGCACATCCCACCAGGGCGAACGCTCCATCTTATTATCTTGGTATGCGTTGGCACCCGTATTGGACAGGTGCATTTTGAGAAAGGGAATACTGTACGCAATGGCATAGTTGGCCACAGCCTTTTTCACCCCCTCGTATATCTCCGCTTTGCGTGGCATAACAAAGGAGACATCCGAGAGCTTCTCCCAGATCACCTCCCCGATAAGCGGACGTACCCGCTCACTAATAGCCGTATCTATATACGGCCTAAGGATCTGTATATCCAAGTATTTGGACACATGGATATACGCCTTAATCTCTTCAATTCGTTCAAACATATTCTTTTTTTCCTACAAAAATAAAAGTCCTTCCCCGCTTGGGAAAGGACTTATCAAAATAAGCATGTCTAATTAATTTACGATTACCTGCTGCCCGTTAGGGTTCTTGTCCAAGGTCGTAAGGTTAATATTTGGGAAATTTCCGTATAGGCTCTCGTCCCAGCCGTTCCAGTCCCTTATCCGCTCGAATATCTCCAAGGTACGCAAACGCTTGATCGGCATACGTGTGGAGAGGATCGTATAGGCCTCCCGCTTGTCCGAGCCGCTCCCGCTGAGGTTCTTCCCCCCTGGAATACCCGCCCCGAGCAAACAAGGATCTACCCCCATAGGGAAAAGTATCTCCGAGTTCCCCGCACTGGCATCGGGCAGGAAGTTGCCGTCCTTGATCTTGTCATCTATGGGTACCACTTCTATACCACGTATCAGGTTCCCAGAGCTGTCACGAAAGAAAGGCGATAGGAAGGAGCGCCCCGCTGCCTTGTTCCCACTCATGTGCTCATCTATCGCCTTGATTGTCTTCTGCCGCTCTTGCTCCTTCTGCACATCGCTCATCTCCTGCCATTCGTTGCGGCCAAACTTATGAGAGAAAAAGTCATCGGCCACATAGATAACAAATTTCAAGTTCAGCTGGTTCTCAAACATGTACTTCTTGAATGTCGGCACCGAAAGCACCACATCCACCCAACCATTGGCAAAGGAGCTATGCCACTTCACCTTGGGGTAATTCTTCTCCGTGGTAAGGGTACGCATTACAGGCACGATGAATTTTTCTACATTCTTCTCCTTGCAGTATGCCTTGAGGCTCTCCACCGAATGCATATCCGAGTAAAAGGGCACCTCCTCCGTTAGCGCCTCGTCCAAGGTACCACCCCACGAGGTATTGATATACACCTTATCCACATAGCCCTTGTCCTTGGGTACGCCCAACCTACAATGAGCTGATTGCTGCCGCTTTATGGATATGATCTTGTCCCTATTGGGTGAAAGCAAATACTCCACAAAGGCAATCCCGTAGGTTTCGAAGTCTTCCACGATCTCGGACATGGTAATATCCCAGCGGCAAGCCTTAAAGAACTGGTTCAGCTCAGGGAAAGAGTTCCGTGCGCGTTCCTTAGTTACGATTCCTTCTTCTGTCTCCACGTCTTGGTATAAGCGGAATCCCAACCCATAATGAGCCGAGATCAGCACCTCCAGCCCGCCTATGGCCGCCCCTGTCTTATTGAGCTTTTCGGTCAGCTGCTGTGGGTAAAGGTTATCATCCCCCCACACTGAGTACTTATCCGTATCAGATAAGTCTTTTTTAGCCTTGGGCGCTGTAAGCCCATGCTTATTATCAAAGAGCACAGCCGCCCCACTCTTAGAGAGTATATACAAATCGTTATCTATTTTTTCCATATTAATAAATCACCTCTTTCCCATTAAAAGCCACTATAAAAAGGATAATAATTTTCTTTATAGTGCCGTCTGCAAGTTTAATATTTCGAGTCTTGTTGTCCCAGTGGTTAGGGTTTTTCTCAAAGTCTTTTTTACCCTTGGGCTGTTGCATTAGGGTAGCATTATGGTATATCAGGAGCTTTCCACCAAACCCATTTTGCTTGTTATAGGTGCGTATTGCCAAGGAAAAGGGTATCGGCTTTTTCTCTGCATCTAATTTCCGCATTTCTGCCAAAGTGTCCTTTAAAAATATCTTTTCTACCATATTGCAAAGGTCAAAAAACTATCAGGATAAATAAAGGACACATTCCCCAGCGGGAAAAAACAGGGTACTTTATCATTATTTTGCATTCACTGCTTTGTTTTTCAAAATGTTAAAAGTCTAAAAATCAATTTCATTTTCATTACGTGCAAAAAAAGCCCCCTGCCGCCTTAATTATTTTTACAATTTGAATTTTAAAAATCGGAGTGAAATATGAATGAGCCATCTGCTTCCGCTTTTTTGTTAAAAAACAACCTCTTTTTTAATTAAGAAAAATTTAACTGATTGCAAGAGTAAAAAAAAATATTATTTTTCATTGCGCATTAAAAAATAATACGTATCTTTGCAATGTCAAAAAGAAAGAAGTATAACAAATAAAATTCAAACAAAATGAGAACTATTAGAATCAAAGACATATATAATGATGTAAGCTACATTAACCCAAGTGTATCTACCATTAGTTCAATAGGTGATTATATAGAAGAGAGCAGCAGACAGGTAGCTCAATCAGTAAGAGATAGAATAACTAAGAGCTTACCTCAAGGTACATTAGCTCATAAGATCATCACTGAGAACTTAAAAGACTTCTTCTCTGATAAACAACTATGGGTAATCGCTTACGAATTGCAAAAAAATGAAGCGTATGTAACCAATCTTTCTAATGAGATAGAGAGAAGAGAGCAGGCAGCAGAGCGCAAGGCTCAAGCAAGTAAGGCTAAGTTATCAGCCAATAAAGAGGGTAGCCAAGAAGTGCTTGACTTTGTAAAGTCAAACAAGAAGCTGTTGAAAGACTATTATGCTTTTGTAAAATCAAACAAAAAGTACTCAAAAGAGTTTTATTCTAAGAAATTTACTTTTGAAAGCGCAAAAGAATTTATTAATAAATAGTATAACAATTAAAATTCAAGAATAATGAAATTAGATTTTTACAAAACAAAACGCTACACTTACATTGTAGCTGATAATGTTACTTTTCAAAAAAAAGAGCAAGGTTATCCACAAGTTAATGAAGTGGCTTTTGAAACTGTAGAGGCGCAAAACTTTACATCCCACCCGACATTCAGCATTGAGATAGATGGTGAAGTTACTACACAGAGCATAATTGAAGCCTATACTAAATATTGTGAGTTTTGCAAGAATGCTCACCAAGAGAAAAAAAAGCAGAACGAGCAAGCTAAACAAAGCCTTGAAGCCGATTTTCGTGCGCTCGAAAACGAAATTAAAGAGGGCAAAGTTTTTGATGTAACTATAGAAAATATTAGAAGAATATTATTGTATCTCAATTCCATGAATTGGGGGGTATGGCAACTCCCTAAGATGACATGTGGGTATAGTGCTCATCAGTACGATTGTGATGGGCATCAAGCATCTACAATAACACTTGACGAACCTATTGATTATTGTGGAGAAAAAGTCACTAAGTTCAAAGTCGGAGGGGGTAGATTACATTTGACAAAATATAAATTTGTTTAACCTCAAGCAAAAAAATTATGAATGTAGACGATATTTTTAATCAAAAATATGAGGTAGCTGATATGGTTATACCTAAGTTCTTATTAGCATGTAACCCTATCGTACCTAATATTGACCTTACCTATATATATTCCCCTCATTATATGAGCCTGATAATGGTAATTGAGGAGAACAGCGAGATTGTAAGGCTCAATGATACCTACAGAGCCATGCCCCAGCGGTTATATGTGTATGATATGTTGGAGCAATTCAGGTTAGTTGTTGTCCAGAACAATGTAATAAGTATAGGCGGGATATATGGCCCTGTTATATCAGTAGAACAATTCATTGAAGAAGCGTGGCAGTGGTATAAGAATTATCTTGACTGGGAACTAAAACAAATGCAAGGATTATGACTACACAAGAAAAAGTATTATATATCATCGAATTATTAGAGTTATCAGATAGGCAGGTTTCCTCTGTCATTGGCAAAGCCATATCTACCGTGACCCATAAGAGAGCTCAGATAGGGCGCAATAAGTTCACAGACGAAGATCTGCAAAAGCTCAAGGATTATTACATTGAGACGCTTAATAAGATTAAAGCAATTTAAAATCAAAAGCACACCTAATTAGGTGTGCTTTTCTCTTTTAAACAGAACTTATAATATACGAATCGTGGCGATCGTTGTCCATCAGATAAGCATACTTCCACCATACAAGGTAGTCGAAGCAGTCCGACAGGTGGGTAGCATGTTCCTGAGGAATGGAGGTAGAGCGCTCCGAGCTTTTGTCCTTCTCGAAGGAATCTTCTTTCTGCTTGAGTCCTGCATTCTCCATGGATACAATTAGGTTGGGGCAGTTGTCCTCATTGATACGGATGAATGGGAGTACTTTGTTGCTCTCCTCTAAGATCTCGTTAATGAGTCGAAACTTTAGGATATGGCTTGGATTGTTCGTGTTGGGTGTCTTGTTATACACCTGCCAGCCTGCTGTACGGAGCATGTCCTCCACATCCTGCGCCAGAGTGGTTTTGCTGTTGGCTTCACTTTTGAACCCTGAGCGATCGTGGTATAGATAGACCTTATTGCAGGTAGCCTTGTGTGGCTCGTAATAGTCTATGATCTTCTTTATAAGGTCTGAGAGCTTCTGCGGGTTCTTGACAAAGAAATCCTTAATGATACTCAGCGTATGGGTGAGCGTGCTCTCTTGGGCGACCACAGCACAGTTGATACGCCCTCCGAAGTCCAATGATATTTCCAAGGGAACGCCCTTAATCAAGTCCGTGTCATAGGTACAGCTTGGGGTATAGCTCTGGGTAAAATCATCTAAAAGATTCGTGGCATACTTGTACTTGTAGTAGTGCTTATCAGCCAATAGCTGCGGATAGAATCCGTCGGCCACCTTACGTGGGCGTATGTTCATGATCTCCGCATTGAAGAGCATATCCGATACCCGCTGCTCGTACATCTCCTGAATCCAATTGGGCTTGAGGTTCTCCTTATTGACCAAGGCGTTGGCTTTGATAAAACAATGTTCTTGTGGTTTTTGCAGCGCCAGCTTTTCCCGATTGGTGAACCACTCGCCCGTCTTGGTCAGCGCTACGGAGGAAGTAAATATCGTAGCATTGAGCAGCGAAGCACGGTCAAACTCTACTTTCTTAGCCCGGTTCGTGGTCAGTACGTTGTTAAACAGACGATCGTGCTCCAAGAGCGCCGCCTCGTCCCCTATGACCATATAGGAGTTAAGCCCGCGCCCTGAGTTGGGATCGTCCAAGGATACCAGCACAAGGATAAAGCCGTTGGAGAAATGCACCACATTGCTCCACGAGTTGGGTGCTTGGAAAGGCATTCTATACCCTAAGCTCTTGCCGCTTCTGCCTACTACATAATCCACCTCCTCGTATAGGCCGAACATCTCCAGCCCCTCCTTGGTAGAGGGGAAGGTACGGCTTTTGATCTGCACAAAAGTAGCACCCACGAGCACCCCCGTCGCTCGTGGCATTTGGCGTACGGCTTCCTTGACAAACCACCCCAATATAGTCGATTTGCCCGTACCACGCCCCGCCTCGATACAAATATTCTTCACCCGTCCGTACCTATTGGCTTCCACGGCTGCCATCTGCATGGGGTTTAGGTAGATCTCTTTAACTGGTTTTATTAGCATTCTTCACTTTTCACTTTTTACTCTTCACTCTCTTCATAGTCTATCTCCTCAGCGGGTAGTTCGTTGAAATCGACCACGCCTGTACCGATAGCCTCTCTGAGCATGCGCATACCCTTGCGGCTCATCTTGATATGGTACTCATGAGCGGAGATCTTCTCAAAGTTAATCTCTTTTTCCTCCTTGTCGAAGTTGAACAGCGACTTATACGAATCCAGCGCCTTACGCTCCTGCTCCAGATCGCCCTTCTTGAGAGCCTTTAGGTAGAGCTGCCAGTAGCACTCCGCTAAGATCATGCGCTCAGCCTGTACATCCACTTTGTCCAATTCCCCAAAGATCTGCATAGCCCAGTTATAATCCCTATAGGCAGTGGCTTGGCTCACCTTCATTTCCCGCATGTGTATCTGTATGGCCTGATACTTGGAATACTTATTAGTCATCCTAAGGGCGTGAATATGCCTAAGTCGCGCCTTGATCTCCTGCTCGGCAGGGGTAAGCTCTATGCTCTCATCAATATGCGAAGCTGAGATACGAGGGTAAGTACCCTCTTTGTCGAATTTCACTAACTCCATCTTATCATCATTTAGTTATTGGATACTGGCTCTCTGGAACTCCACTACATAGCTGTGTAGGTTCCGTGTGTTATCATAGGATAGAGGCTTCTGAGAGATAGGAATCACCTTGACCCAATCCGTATCATTAGCCTTAATAAAGCACTGAGGGGACTTGATAAGCTCCCATAGCAGCTCCACCTCCTCGGGGAATATCCACCCTGTGTTGAGCTTGAAGGTTCTCTTTTCCTTGACCAAAGCCTTGAACTCTTCGTCCTTCTCGGCATGCTGTGAGATGGTATTCTCATAATTGATGTGCAGTTCTTTCTCTCCAGAAAAAGAGAACCAATCAGGGCAAAGATTTTGATTTTGAAAAAGTACCGTGATAGGCTCCCCATTAGGCTCAGGCTTAGGCTCCAAGGAGAGTGTGCTCTTCTTGATAATCGTATTCTTTCCGAAAAATCGGTTGGCATTCTTTCGATAGAAACAAAGATTAGCCACCCCGTAATCGTCCACCAATCCAGAAGAATCAACGCTATTAGAAGCGATTTTCCCAAGGTCATTCCTTTTAAAAGCCTTAGTAAGAGCACTTACCGAGATTAGCGAATCGGTATAGGTAGAGCGTAACCCTACATTAGTCAGGTAAGGGTAGGAGAGAGGTGTCCTACCAGGGAGGTATCGCAGGGAAGATAACTTGTGAGTCTTGAACTCCTCCCCCTTGAAGTTGGTTTCCACAATAGTAACATTTACCTCAGTAGCTTTCATCACCTCCACAGGGAGCGCTGTATTTTCGTTATTGATATATAGCCTTTTCAGATCAGGCAAGTTTTCGAAGAAATCCTGAATTTCTTCCCCAAGGTCAATCTTGGCCATGTTGTTAAAGAACACATACTCATACTCCTGAGTGGTGGTCACCCTTCGGCCATATCCTGAGAAATTCATCACCAACTTAGCCCGAGCAAATTCCGAATTTTCATTTGTCTGTGCGATAGTAAGGATATCCTTGTCCAGACAGAAGTATATATCCTTCTGCTCGAAATCCAGATTAGTCTTGATCGTGAGGTCTACCGTAACAATCTGCGTGGAGTCCCTGTTGCTCTTGACTGTAATATATTCCTCCTGAAGCCCCAGAGGGAAAGTCTCAGCACTCTTGGAGCGGAACTTAACCAAAACAAAGGGTTCTCCATTGTGCTTCACCTCCACGATCTCCAACCCCGCCGAAGGGGTGATCGTATAGGTAAGCCTATTGGCATTGTTGATACGAAAAGAGCCTTCATACCTTTCTCTTTTTTCACGATACAAAGTCGCTTCATAATGTTTTTTGTCGAATGAAAAAGAAGTAAGGTCATTAATAACATTCAGTCTTATGGAGAATACCCGCTGAAAAAGCCAGTTATCTTCCTTGACGATCACTTGATCATGGCTAAAGTCGAAGCCCTGAACTACCCCTGTACGCTTGTAGTTCTCCGATAGAGAGAACTTAGCCCATGCCCACAGATCATCGTTATCTACTTCTACCTTGAAGAGTCCATCATTTTCAAAAGTATATGGCCTTTGCCAATGAGAGGCACCCTCACTATCATGCACTACCCCTCCCAACTTTTGGTGTAGAACCAAAAAACTATTGATATTACGTATAAAGTGTGCTACCTGTAATAGTTCTCCAGTCTCGGCCATCGGTTCGACAAAGAGCTCCCGAGTGGCGTTGTTCAGGGTCATATTGACCACCGGTGGTGTATAGGTATCCTTAGAACCTCCCCCACTACCGCTTCCTCCTCCGATACCTTCTCGCTTTAGGGTAATGGGCACCTCCCTTTTCTCCAACTCTATGTTGTTTCCATTATTAACAGCATAAGCTGTAAAGGTAAGGGTGAGCTTTGTCTCTCCCTGTGGAAGTTGGGAGAAGTTCTTATACCGTAGCAAATATTCTAATCCACGCCCACGGATCCGCATCGTCCCTGCATAAAGAATACGATCTAAGTAAGAAGGTTTTATATTTCTTAGGTCCTGATTTCCGGCATATATCTCCACGAAGTCATTGGGGGTAATAGAGATGCTAAAGATATATTTATCTTTTTCCCACTCTTCCGCATATCTTTTCCATTCTTGGTATATTTCATCTTCACTTAGGGGCTCATAGACAGGTACATCTTTAAATTCCCAATGATCTAAAACTCCATTTCCTTTTACCCATTTTTTTTCTGTCTTATTGGTTTTCTTGCTGGGTTTGTATTTTTCCTCTGCTTTTCTTTTCTTGAGGTATTCTTCCCAAGGAACAAATAACTCTGTTTTGCCTGAGTATCCCTTGAACTCAGGGAGGAGGAAGAGTTCAGGAAATATAACAGACATTCGGTCATTATTAGGGATAGGCTCTCCTGTTTTCCAAGTCTTGTAGATAGGGTTCTCAGAGAAGCTCCACTCTATGATCTCTTGTTCTCTTTCATGATATCCATAATAGGGTTTTTTATCATTAGTGTCAAAAGAGGAATACCATACGGAATAAAATCTTCCTATATATTTACGTGCCATATTATTGTTTTTCTAATTGTTGTTTGATAAAGATAAGGAGTTCTTCTCCTCGCTGCTTAGGGAGTTCCTCAGCCAAGTAGGCGACAGCCTCGCTGGCTTCTATTGCATCATCAATAAAAGGTTTTTCCTTCATTCCTTTAGAATATAAGTGAGCCCTAAAAAAGTAGGTCGTTTGCTTGGGTTTTTCACGGGTGCGGGTGCCTCCAGCCCTTACGCGGGAGGCTTCTATCCCATAATGTTGGATAAATCCATGCCGTGGCATCTTGATAGCAATTCCCTTGAGGTACGCCTGCTTAGTGCCATCAGCCCGCTTGGAATAGCGCATGCGCGCTACTGCGGTAGCAGCCTGTAGGGACGCTTTCCCTCCTGAGAGATGACCTCCAAAGCGGGTAGAGACTTCCCCTTGCAAACTGCCCTTGAGCAAGATAGCAGCTTTTTTCCCTATTTCTTTTTCTCGTTCCATTATACATTGATTAGAGTGATTTCTACTTGGTAACATTCGCGGCTAAGGGTGTTCTTGGTGATGGACTTTATAAAAAATCGCTGGCCATACACATACAGCGTATCCCTTAGAGCAAACTCCCGTATCTGATTCTTATTGGCTATAAAGCTCCATGAGAGCTCATAGGAGGATAGGCGCATTTTGTACCAGTCTTCCCAGTACTTGGTCACCTTTGGGGGCAGGAGTTCCTCTCTGGTCTCTCCCTCATTCTTGTTGCCATACCGCAAGCCATCATACCAAATAAGCCCTAATACATTACCTCCGTTCTTTCGTGGAATACAGGAATGCTCTCCCCTATAGAGTACCTTAGCCAGACAGTAGCCCTCAATATTTACCTGTGTGCTCCCCTGTTGTTCCCCTTGTGAGAGTTGCATGCCATTTTCGTCGATCAGTACCGCAGGATAGTTGAACTTAGCCTCGTCCATATCTGGAAACTTAATAAGGTAAGATTCCTTGGTAGTGAGTGTCTTCTTAGGATCCTTGATGGCAAAGGGACGAAAGTCCTTCATCTGTAGGCGATTCTCCGTGTGGATACGATTCATAAAGATCTTGTCCCCCTGAATCTCCAGATCGTAATTCTTCCAGTTCTTAATAGTCTTGACCAAGTCTCCGAAGGTAATATCAGGGACAGCCCGCTTGAGGTCTACCTCATTGTTGTTAATCACCTGTTCAATCACATTTCCCTGAGCGTCATGCTGGGCAATGATATTCAGGTATAGCTCAATGGGGCTATTCCAAGCCCCCTCGAACTCACAACGGAGCTGATGGGCGCCCCCTGTCTCGATGGCAATTACCTGAGTAAAGCTCAAGGTACTTTGGCGCTCACTGATAGCCCCCTCGCGGATCACCACACCATCCAGCTTCACCCGATAGATAAATGGCTCTCCATGGGTTAGTATATGAGCATTGTTACAGACCAAGCGCCACTTTCCGACCTTGTCCAAGGTAGTCTCGGATTGGTATTTTCCAAATACTACTCCGCTTACTTCCCGCTGCTGGGTAAGGCTATCCCTTTGCGGGGTCATATTGACCTCTTGCTGCTCTGAAGTCTTGTAATATTCCTTTCCCGAGTATATCACCTGCTGGAGGAAGTCCTCATCGGTGAGAATATCTCCAGCAAGGGTATATCCCGCATCGGCAAATCCTTTCTTGAGTACATAGAGTAGGTAAGGCATAGGGTGAATAATATTGCGGACTACCCTATTGCCAGAATCCTCGCTATTATTGATAAAAGCCCCATTACGAGTGTGGTTCAAGAATCCTTCGAATGCTTCCCAGCCACTCTGGCTGGTATCCTTGTTATAAACTACACGGGGAAAATTATAATCTACCTCAGGGTATCTCTTCCTACAGACTACATTGGCATGCTCATAGATATTGTCTACAGCTACCTTGGCCAGCGGTAAGTCACATAGCTTCTTTTCAAAATTTGGCAGCTGCTCGAAACCTGATTCTATTTGCGCCTGTACCAGCTCTCCTTCTATGGATAGAATTTCCAAAGTCCCCTTTCTGGCTCTTCCATCCATCACATGGTAGCCCTCATGCTTCTTCTTTAGCCGCAGGGCATTGATAGCCGTATAATTACCCATCTTTACCCGCAGATCTGCATTCATATAGAACTCAAAAGGGAGGGAGAATTGAGTAAAGAAAGTATCCTTGAACCGCGGATTTTCCTCCTGATAGGAGATGGAAATCCGGCTCAAGTCCAGTTCGAATGTATCTGTTACAAAGAGATCTCTCATGTTTGCTTACTTCTGAGAATAGATTCGTTCAATATTTCTAAAAAATCGTACAACCGTGTTGCGCTGCACTCATGCCAATTGCCCAAGGGTTGGGTGCTGTCCATCGCCATGGCCGCTATTACCTTGGAGAAGGGGGTATAATCCCCCTGTCTCCTGAATATAGGAGTATCCTCCCTATAAGAGGCTTTAGGAAACACAGCAGGATAGCGCTCTATGATGTACTCCCTGGTACATCGATAGGCAAAAACAATAGCGGCCCGCGTGCCAGGAGAAATGCTATCGGTTACCTCTGCAATCTTAGGGAGTAGCAAGGGGTCAAACTCACTTGCGCCCCAGCAGTAGAGACTTGCCACCAGCTGGCGTGCATACAATTCCTCGCGCTTCTTGCTGTATTGGTAAAAAAGCATGTCCGCCACGGAAAATTGTCGAATGGTACAATTACTCAATCGAGGTAGGGGAGTGGTGAGTCCATCCCAGATCTCAGGAAAGGAGAACAAGTCCCTATCGGTGAGCAGGAACTTTCCCAAGGGGAGGAGCTGTTCAATAGAGATCTCCGAGAGCAGCCGCTGTACTCGCTTTTTGTTTTTCCTTGAAGGATCCCCCATCAGCAGGATCAGCACCATTTCCCGATATAGCTCCTGAAAGTCACGCCTATCGTCCTCCATACGTAGGCAGATTTCTTCTCGTTGCCAAGGGCTGAGCTCTGGGTAACTCCCTGCACAATGAAACTCTATCCTATCCATCTTCTTACTATTCTATAGCCCAACCATAAGAACACCACCAACAATAAGCCCTCTACCCACCATGCAAGCCCCCATCTCTGGCGAAGTGTTTCTCGCTCCATAGTATGAGAAGTAAGTACCTCTTTTTTCTTTTGAGAGAAATATCCTTCACTTCTTCGCTGTTCCCTATGGACTACCTGCCTTGCTTGCTGCGCTTGCTCCTGCTTTACCCTTAGGGTAGCTTTTCCCCCCTTGATCTTGAGTACCTCGATATGAGATATCTCCCCATCGTGCCTCTTTACTATGCGTCTTTCTCGTTGCACCTCTATGCTGTCCTTATCATTTTCGAGAGAGAGCTCGTAAGATTGCGAATGTTGGAGGTCAAAAGTAGCGACTTGCTGATGACTTTCTACCTGAGAGAGGCTGTCTTTTTCTTCCCTTCTTTCGATTTGCTGATCTTCTCTGTGATCGGTTCGGCTTGATTTCTTGCTCCTGCACCCTAATAGCACCATAAGAGCTAATAGTAAATACAATTTCTTTCTCATTGGTAATTTTCATTGGTCATTCTTTTCAATTGTTCTTATCACCCCCTTGAGTCTTTCGGCATACGTAGGCTCGGTGGCATAACCTGCCTTTGCGACTTCCTCGGCAAACTTGTACGGGTCACTCCTTACCAGTAGTGCCTTGGCATATCGCTTGTTGTTCATGAATAGGTTGGCGTGATCAGTGAAACTCTCCTCTGGGCTGTCGTACTTGCGGAACCAGTCCTTAACCTCGTACAGATACTTGCCATCCTCTCGCTTGGTGATCCTGATTATCTCAGGGAAAGATACATTAGGAGAGGATAGCACCTCTTTTGTGACTACTAATTGCCGTTTCTCAGTAGGCGTGCCCGCTTTGGCTTTCACCCCAAACATCATATTACCAGGTGCACTCTTCCCCCAACCTGTCTCCAAGGCTGATTGAGCCAATATAAAGAGGTGAGAAATCCCCGTTTTGCGCTCTGTTTCGAGAGCAAAGGGCTTGTATTTTTTTACAAATTCTTTTGGTGTCATATAATCAAATATTATTTACTTCCATCGTATATTATGTCGAAAGAATATTCTCCTTTGCCTGGAAAATTCACTACAAAATGTGTTTCTTTCCTAAATGAACTTGTTTGAATGTTTTGCTTAAAAGACACTGGGTCTTTTATCCATAAAAATAAAACAGGTAATCCTGATTCATACACAGTTAGTTGATAGTCTCTATAAAATTCCCTATCATATTCTAAATGAATTAGATTAGTGTCTAAAAATGTTCTTGGAGGATGACCTTGTAATATATAATTATTAGTAGGGAGAATTAAAAAATATTCTCTAACCCTTCCATCTAATATTAATCCTATAAAATTGCTTCTATTAGCATAATATTTCCTTTGATTGTTAGTTAAATCTATACTTCCTATAGGATATTCACCCACTTCTACAATGAAATTTTTCCTATCTCCCTTTCCAAGCAATGTTACACTCCCAATAGAAGGCTGACTAATCCCCCCCCAATCAAAATATTGTATCGCATTCATCTGTTAATGTATTTAATTATAGGATAAGGCACGAAGCTCGCCACTATATCCCACCAATCTATAAATGTTTTCTTTATGTATTTATCATATAATTCTTTACACAGCCCTATAATACCTAACATAATAGCGGCTATAAGTAAGGACTTTCCTACAGAAAACAATATCAAAGAACTAAAGAAGATGGCAATAAATATTATATTCCCATACTTACTATGCAGGAGCTTGTCACTACCCTTGAGATTGTTAATTATTTTTATCATACATTACGAATATCTATATAACACTTGTTGTTCCATATACTTACTACTGCTGTACTACCATCGCCCCCATTGAAGGCTGTATCTCCCGTGTAGATGATATGCTTACCATCGCAAGTGAAGGTTACTTGTCCGCCGGCGAAGACCTTACGAAAAGATACACAATCCAGAGAAACTAAATCTTTAAGCTGAATGATTACCGATTTCTCAACAAAAATTACAATGCCATTAAGACTATGGTTACACTCTATATAGGTACGGGCGGATATATTCTCACTATTCCCATTCAATTCAAACCAACCTGTATAGCTGCCAGTAATAACTTGTTTTACATATAGTTTCCCATCATTGACATCTAAGTTTTTTGCAATGATAAATCCCCAATTCTTAGAGCTATGGGTAAATCCCACCATTTCATAAAAATGAGCACTTGGGGCATTGACTATACTATTACCTGATCCAAAGTGAATAGCTCCATCCTTATCAAGGAATTTGTGAGCGTCTGTAATAGTCTTATAAGAAGGAGCTATCTCGTTTATATTTTTAACTCCACCACCAGCTAAAATTACCTTATCATCACTATCATGTCCCCAAATCTTTATACCTTTGAATTCTCCATAAACCAAATCGTTGAAATCCATGTTTCCAAAGGCAATATTCCCATTATCTCTTACAACGATTTTCGTTTTATTTTTAATGTCAATATTTCCTTCATCACTCACATGGAATTTGTTTCCACCTTCTCCTACCTGTATTCCCTTATCTGTACGGATGCGATACGCGCCGAAATAAGTACCGTTGGGATGGCTGCCGTTCTCATTGATACGCAACCAGTCATCTATTTGCGTCTTAATAACTTCTTTTTCTCCTCTATTGTTCCAAGAGGTAGGGATAAAATCCAATGATGGCTTATCCGCCAAATCATTGTAGGAAAAAGCATTTTCGAAAATAACATTATTTCCGGCCATAAGCTTAATCTTTCCGCTCTGCACCACAATTCCATCAGGAATATTGCTAACAAAGTGGCTCACGGGGATACTGGTTAGGAGGTTATTGCGCTTGTCTCTTAGCTCTAAGGTCTTATCAGGCTTGTTGTACACCAACTTGGTACCTTCGTCATCAAGGAACATTAGGGAGATGCGCCTTACCACATTGCTGCCCTTCTTGAATCGTAACTCTGTGGTATTCTCGTCTAATTCTATATCGTAATCTTCGAGGTTATCTAACTGCTGCTTGTAGGCATTGGTAAAGTCATTCGTGGATAACCCCTTGCCCGCTTCCTTATCTACTTTCCCATCAAACAGTCCCTTATGAGCTTGGCTATCTGTTAGATGGTTGCGAAGCTGTTCTGCGGAAGCAGTACCCTGTATCACATTTTCCAACCCCTCTATAGAGGTCATTGGAATTTTCTCACTCTTGTGCCAAAAACTATCCAGCCACGCCCAGAACTGCTCTTGAGTAGGCTTTTTAAAGTTCGAAAACCATTGCTTTAATATTTGTATTGCTATCATTATCAATTATTAATTAAGGTTATATACCTACATATTCAATAAACTGAACTACACGATAAGGAGGCATATTGTTGTGGGGTTGGTCACCTCCTGTAGGCTCTATTCTCATTACATTCCTTCGGTTCGGGGTTACCTCCCAAAAGTCCATATTAAAGGCTGTACCATCACCTCTACTATCCGAGTCGCTACCTGAACCATCATTCACGGCGTCATGCCTATGGCTTGGCATCTCATCAATAGTGAGTTTGTGGGAACGTTCGCCACCACTTTGGTTGAGTGCATTAAGGCGATAGTCTTGTGAGTCTTCGGGTTTCTTAACATAGTCAGGGTCAAGACCTATAGGCATTTTACCGCGTAAGTTCACGTATTCCCTCCAGCCTGCAGGTATTTCCGAGGCGGGCTTGCCCCATAAAGCAATCAGACCTATAGGCACTGCTTGCTTTTGTAGCTTAAGCTTTGCTACCTCCTCCTTTAAGTCCTCGAATGCTTCCTTTTCTGCCTTTCTATCTTCTAAATCTTGTAGGTTAGTAACACGTTGAAAGTCTTCCCAATTGAAAGTCTTTTCAGGAACAGACCTACCAAAGGCTACACTTCTAATAATTTCCAATGGGCGTAGGAATCCGTCTTCAAAGGTTACCTCATTGGTGAGTTCTTTGATAAACACTGTACTATCTTTCGCTCCGCCTTCAAAGGGAAAGAGTTCGCCATTTATATAGACGGTACCTGGAGAGATAGTGTTTCCTGTCTCCTCACAACCTGATATAATAGCCTTATTGCCGGCAAGGTGTCCAAAGTGATTAAAGAGGCTATAGGCGTTTTGCATAAAGGCAAGGAAATTGACGTCAAAGGGATATCCCGCCTCGTGTGTTAAGTTTAATTTGTTCATATTAATCAATTCTTATAGTCCATCTCTTACCCGCGAGCTTATAGAAGTTCACTAAAGCTTCTAATTTGTATTTGTCATATTCTAAATCTCGTGGGAGTACTACTACGAAATCTACACCTCCATCAATATAGTTACCCCGTAAGTATAGGAACATTCTACCCAAGTACAAGGGTCTATTGACATTTCTTTGGTAAATGTATCGTCTTATATTCCGGGTGCCGTCTTCTATTTTAATACGTCTTAGCTGAGGGTCAAACTCATCATTAAGAGCTTTACGGAGGTAACATACTTGGCTGTTGTGGGTAAGGTTATACAAGTCTCTTTCTCTATGTGCTTTAAAGTCATCTAATAATTTGTTCAGAGGCATTGCTAATGTCCTTAGCCACGCCACTAATTTTCTCTTTCGTAGGAAAGTAGGGGTAAGCAGTACGAGCAGTTTGTCAATATTAAAATTATACGTTGCTGACATAAGTGATGTCGTTAAAGTTATCAATGGTA